AGTGAAGTTAAATTAACTGGTGAAGAATCTATATCTTATATAAGATGTTTTAGTGAGAAAGATTTATTAGATAAGTTCTTAACTCAATGGCAAACTAATTATCCTGATGTTATTACTGGATGGAACAGTACTTTGTTTGATTGGAACTATCTTATCAATAGATTTATTAATGTATTCAATGACGGAATACCTAAGAAGTTTTGGAATGGTAAGAAGAGACAATACGAAGAATATCAGATGAGTAAAAGAGCTTTGAAGTTATCACCTTGGGGTGTGATTAGTAAAGCTGTAAAAGACTTTGGTGGAGAGTCTCATCCTTGGTATGATACTGAAGGTATACAGTTATTAGATTATCTTCCTGTGTTTAAGAAGTATGCATATACATATGGAACTCAAGAAAGTTATAAGTTAGATAATATTGCAAATGTAGTTCTTGGTGAAAGAAAACTTGACTATAGTGAGTATGGAAGTTTACAATCTTTGTATAAAGAGAACCATCAGAAGTTTATAGATTATAACATACGAGATGTACAAGTTGTTGATAAGTTAGAAGAGAAACTTGGATTACTTACTTTGTGTTTTGAGGTTGCATACAAAGGTTTAACTAACTATAAAGATTCATTTGGATCTGTTGTTGTTTGGGATAGTATAATTTATAATGATCTTAGAAAAAGAACTATAGCGATACCTCCAAGAAAAGTTGCAACTAAAGAAAGACAGATTATTGGAGCTCATGTTAAGGATCCAATTGTTGGTATGCATGAGTGGGTTATGAGTTTTGATTTGAACAGTCTATATCCACATATCATTATGCAATACAATATGTCACCTGAAACTATTGTACCTACAAAGATAGAAGATGTAGAAGTAGATGATCTACTTGAAGATAAAGATTATAAGATGCCTGAAGGAGTCTGTATGGCTGCTACAGGGCAATGTTTTAGTAATACTACAAAAGGTATCATTCCTCAATTAATTGATAAGTTATATGGTGAACGATCTTCTATCAAGTCTGAGATGTTGCAAAGAAAGAAGAAGAAAGAAACGAAAGCTGTTGCTAAACTTGATACTAAACAACTTGCACTAAAGATCTTAATGAATACTTTATATGGTGCTTTATCTAATGAGTTCTTTAGATACTTTGATCCAAGAATAGCTGAAGGTATAACTATCACAGGACAGTATACTATACGAAGTGCTGAACAAGCTGTTAATGAATATTTAAACAAAGCATTACAAACTAAAAGAGTTGATTATGTTATAGCTATTGATACAGATAGTTTGTATATAAACTTCGGACCTTTTGTTAAGAAGTTCTTTCCTAATAAAACTAAAACTCAAATACTTAATAAGTTAGATAAACTCGCAACAGAAGTTATGGAACCATTACTTAACAACAAGTATAAACAAGTTCAAGAGAAGATGGGTTGTAAAGAACAACTAATGGTTATGAAGCGAGAAGTGATTGCTGATAAAGGTATATGGACTGGAAAGAAACATTATATGTTAAGTGTTCTTGATAGTGAAGGTGTTCGTTATGATGAACCTGATATAAAGATGATGGGTATAGAAGCTGTAAGAAGTAGCACACCTAATGTATTCAGAAAGTTGATTAAGAAAACTATATCAACGATCATGACCAAAGATGAACAAGCTGTACAAGATCTTATACAAAAAGAAAGAGATAAATTATTAGATTTACAATATCCTCCTGAAGACGTTGCCTTTCCAAGAGGTGTTTCTAATATGGATAAATATAAGGACAAAAGTAGAATCTATAGAAAAGCAACTCCTATTCATGTAAGAGGTGCTTTGTTATATAACTATTTTTTAAGAGAGTATAACCTTGATAAAAAGTATGAGAAGATTTTCTCTGGTGATAAGATAAAGTTTTTATATCTTAAACTACCTAATAGAGTTAAAGAAAATGTTATTGCATTCAACGGAACTCTACCAGAAGAGTTTAAAGTAAAAGAACAGATTGATTATGATATGCAGTTTGATAAAGGATATCTTGAACCTATAAAATCTATCTTACAAACTATTGGATGGGATACAGAGAAAAGAGCAACACTGGAGGATTTTTTCTAATGGCACTAAAAAGAAACATACCTGAAGAATATATGGATTACGATTATGGCTTTACTGGAGTCAGTGAAGAAGAGTATCGTAAGAAAGAAACAGAAGCTGATCTAAAAGTTAGTCAAGCAGAGAAAGATGCAGCACAAAAACTTAGAGAAGCTAGTTTAAAAATTAACAAAGCTGAAGCAGCTAAAGATAAATTAGAATCTGAATATAAAGATAGATTATATGAAGTTGAAAAACTTGTAATGCCTTTACTAGTAAACTTACTTAAAACATCAGACAAAGAATATATTTATTGGCCTGATAGAAAAGAACAAGTTGAAGGTCAGATTGATAAACTTCTAGGATATACAAGAGATTAATGTTATTTGGTATTCTCACATTATTAGTTGGATTAGCTATATCAGTTGTAGCAGCTTGGTATAGTATAGTTGGACTTATGGCTATCTTTGCAGCAGCTAAGATACCTATTGCAATAATGGGAGCAGTACTTGAAGTTGGTAAACTACTTACAGCTTCTTGGTTGTATCAGTTTTGGGACAAAACAAATACATTACTTAAAAGTTATTTTACTATAGCAGTTGTAGTATTAATGTTTATTACTTCAATGGGTATCTTTGGTTTCTTATCAAAAGCTCACATGGATCAAACATTGACTGTTGGTGATAATAGTTTGCTTATTGAAAGAATAGATAGAAAGATTGAAAGAGAGAAAGTTAAGATTACAGATGCTGAAACTGTTGTTGCACAGTTAGATAAAACAGTACAGGTGTTGATTGATTATGATAGGATCAGAGGAGAAAGTGGTGCTATTGCAGTTCGTGAGTCTCAGAATGAAGAAAGAGCTACATTATCAAATATAATTGATCAAGCATATAGTAAAATAGATACTTTATCAGTTGAGAAGTTAGAACTAGATAAAGAACAATTAGAACTTGAAGCAGAAGTAGGACCAATAAAATATATTGCAGCTTTTATATATGGTGATGAATTAGATAAGACATTATTAGAAAGAGCTGTAAGATGGATTATTATTACAATTATCTTTGTGTTTGATCCTTTAGCTGTTCTTCTTATAGTAGCAGCTAATATGACATTGAAAGAAGCTATGAACAAACCTAAGAAAGTTAAGATTACAAAGGCAGCAGATGCTACTAAAAAAGAATGGTCTGAGATTAAACTTGAACAAGAAGTAAAAACTAAAGATGAAAAAGTTCCAGATGGATATGTTAAAACTAATCATGTTGGATACAAAAAGAAAATAAGTCCTCTTGGATTTAAATTAAATGTTGACAAAGATCAGTGAATAGTATAAAATAAGTGAGAAGGAGTTTATATAATGACAGATTTTTTTAGAAAGATGGTAAAAGATCTCAATGATGAGAACACAACCATTGCAGAAGATGGTTTAAGTTCATCTCAGTTTTCAGGATGTATAGATACAGGTTCATATATTCTTAACGCTGCCTTATCAGGTAGTATGTATGGAGGAGTTCCAAATAATAAGATAACAGCTTTTGCTGGTGAGTCAGCAACAGGTAAAACATTCTTTGTATTAGGAGTTGTTAAAAGATTCTTAGACGATAATCCAACTGGTGCTGTGTTTTACTTTGATACTGAAGCAGCTGTTACAAAAGAGATGATGGCTACTCGTGGTATAGATACTAAACGAGTTATTATATCTGAACCTGAAACTATACAAAAGTTTAGACACACTGTTCTTCAGTTGGTGGATAACTATGCAAAGGAAAAAGATAGACCACCTATGATGATGGTGTTAGACAGCCTTGGTCAGTTAAGTAGTACTAAAGAGTTAGAAGATACTGCTACTGGAAGTGAAACTAGAGATATGACCAAGGCTGCAACCTTAAAAGCAACATTTAGAGTTCTTAATCTAAAGTTAGCTAAGATAAATGTTCCTATGTTGATTACTAACCATGTATATGATGTAGTAGGTAGTTATATTCCTACTAAAGAGATGGCTGGTGGTAGTGGATTAAAATATAGTGCATCTACAATATGTTTCCTTGGTAAGAAGAAAGAGAAAGATGGAACAGAAGTAGTAGGAAATATTATTAAGGTTAAGATGGCTAAGTCAAGATTTACGAAAGAGAATAAACAAGTAGAAGTTTTATTAACCTATGATAAAGGTTTAGATAGATATTATGGTCTTTTAGACATAGCAGAAAAGTATGATATATTTAAGAAAGTAGCTAATCGATATGAACTCTTAGATGGATCCAAAGTATATGGAAAAGTTATACAGAAAGATCCTGAAAAGTATTTTACTAAAGATGTGATGGAGAAGATTGAGAAAGCTGTAGAGAAAGAATTTTTATATGGAGACTATGTCAGAGATACCGAAGTTTCAGTTCCTGAACAAGCTATCACCGAGTGATACTTCAGTTATAAAGATACAAGAAGGAAAGTTTAAAGACGTTGAATATTACTATCTGAGAGTTCAGATGGAGTCTTTAGATGAAGGAAAGTTGAAGTTTGAATATAATATTCTTACTGGTGAAGATAAAGTTCCAGATGAGAATGAGTTT